GTGTTTATTTTGTCAAAGACATCAGCCGCAACTGTGAAATTGTTGATTACTCAAAGGCCTGGTAAAATGAAACAATATGAAGAAGACAGCGTGATCCCAAAGATGACAGCCAATATACCGGCTCCCAAAGACAAAAACATTGATCGCCGCATACGAGAACTCGAAGACAAAATACGCAACCAAGAGCAACAGATGCATCGCATGCACAGAGATATAGTACGCTTACGAGTAGCTATCAACGAGGTATCAGCAAGGATTAAGTAATGGCACAGCCAACTGACAAGTCAGTACGTGGACGTAGAATACAACAAAAGCATAGACATATTGCCAGACAAATGGCTATCCGTAAAGCTCACGCTTTTAATTTTGGTGGGCCTGGCGTAGTTGTTGGTGATTCAAATAACCCACACCGTTACCATAAAGTAAGCGGCATGACATGCGGTAATTCAAATTGTTTCGCATGTGGTAATCCGCGCAAATTCTTTGATGAACGCACTGTACAAGAGCAACGAGAGATGCAAGATGTAGAGCAAACCCGTAACAAACACAGTAATGGAACACTGCCACAAGATGAGTGATAAACTAAACATTGCCAACGAGATGAAACAGTTTGATCTCAAGAACCGCGACTTCTACGATGAGCTAACAGCAGAAGAACGTAAAAAGTTCAGCAACTATCTGATGATACGTTGGGGCAGTAGTGTACAAGGTTCTAGGGAATTGCAAGAGTACTATGTGCAAAGCTGCAATCACTACTTTAACAAAAACTTCTTTGCCATCAGTAAACATCCTAAGCTGCAATGGCTGTGTGCTACAGCAGTGAGCCCAGGCATGGGAGTGCATAGGCATCAATGGATTAGTCCCAAGAAGAAAGAAGCCAGCTCTGGTACTATGCGAAAACAATTAGCAGAACTGTTTCCAAATATGAAAGACGACGAACTTGATCTACTGGCAAAGATCACTACCAAGAAAGAACTAGACCAATACATTCGAGATCACGGCAACGAAGTTAAAAAATGAAATTTGAATGCCAATACTGTAAGAAATCTTTTGCTAAAGAAACTACGCTCATGGTGCATGTCTGTGAGCAAAAGAAACGTTTTCAAAGTCAAAATGAAACTGGTATCCAGATTGGACTCAAATCTTATTTGCAATTTTATGAATCAAGCCAGGGTATAGGCAAAAAGAAAACCTTTGATGATTTTGCAACAAGTCCTTACTATAGAGCGTTTGCTCGTTTTGGTCAATATTGTGTCAGCATACGTGCTATCAATATTCCTCGCTTTGTTGAATGGTTACTGAAAAATAACAAAAAGATTGATTTTTGGTGTAAGGATACCGTGTACGAAGAATTTCTTGCACAGTATCTTCGAGTAGAGTCAGTGACTGATGCTTTAGAACGTGCCATAAGAGAAATGCAAGACTATGCAGAAGCCAATCCAGATTTAAAAAATGGTATCAGCGACTATTTTAGATATGGCAATACCAATCGATTGTTTTATCATATATCAACTGGACGTGTTAGTTCTTGGATTGTTTACAATTGTAAATCTGGAATTGAATTCCTTAATGGACTCCAACCAGATCAAATTTCTATGATATGGAACATGATAGATTCTGATTTTTGGCAAAAGAAATTCAGTGATCATGCTGTTGATGTAGAATATGTCAAAGATATTTTGAAAAAGGCAGGCCTGTAATGTCGGCAGATATTGATATTGATGTACCTGATAGAACAAAATTATTGAGACTAATACATCATGTACCAGCACGACAACAAAATAGATCACACAATTCAGGTATATATGTCACCCAAATACCGTTTGACCCTGTTACAGGAACAGCGTCGATAGATTACGAAGAAGCTGAACAGCGAGGATACTTCAAAATTGATTTATTGAATATGAGTGTATATCAATTGATAAAAGATCCAGAGCACTACAAACTTATGTTGGAGAGAACTCCTAACTGGACTCGGTTATGGACTGACACTGAATGGTCTAAAAAAATAGTTCACGTGGGAAATTATACAGATTTATTAAGCAGCATGAAGCCAGATTCCATTGTGCGTATGGCAGCGTTTATCAGTATCATCCGACCCGGTAAAGCACATCTGCAAAGAAAGCCATGGGTTGATGTATTTGCTAATGTCTGGGATGGAGACAACTCTCGCGGATACACATTTAAAAAATCTCATAGCCTGGGCTATGCTCAATTAGTTGCATTACATATGAACTTGTTAGATGAATAAACTACAACACATCTATGCCAATGGCTGTTCGTTTACACACGACAACTATATTATAAACGATCTGGAACAAGACTGTTATCCAGAGCTGTTAGCCAAAAGTTTAGGACTTGCATGCACCAATGCTGGGGTTCCGGGTAGCTGCAATAGAAGAATAATCAGAAATACCTTACGAGATTCTTTAACTTTTGATAACTCTACTATGGTAATAGTACAGTTGACTTTTTTATCTCGTACAGAAAAACCATTTACACCTGGTCAAGGCAACGAATGGAAATTGCAAGGCACAACTGAGGAATATCACGAAAGTATTAAAGCAAATCCATCTGAATTTTTAAACCAGGAATACTATCAAAACTACCTGCGTTTTTTTGACGAACGTGCAGAGCTCACAAACTTAGCTGCAGATCTAATTATGCTTTCGAGTTACTTAAATAGCAAAAACATTCCTTACTTTATTTTTCCTTACGTACAACTCTCTACTGATCCAGCAGTTTGCATTCAACATGATCTGCTGCAAAAAACACTATCTCAGGACGAGTATGTGCTTGACATATTAAAAGACAGTTTAATTGACAGATTAGGGCCCGGAGATTGGTATTATGATTCTTATCCTGGGCATCTAAACGTACAAGGACATAGACGTGCTGCAGAACTACTGCAAACATTGATGCCTATTGTATACGTCGGACCAAAGTAATTGATCTTCTCTTGGCCTTCCTGCGTGTTAAATCATTGAGACTACATACAGGTCCACACAAAATATTTAGATCTTTGTTGACAAATGTTCTACGATATGAAGTAAAAGGTTTCCATTCAGTTTTCAGAAAGATATTGATAGGCACTGATCTATTGCTTTCCCACCACCAAACGTTAGCTAGTTCTAGAAAAAGGTGTTTTAACTCGCTGTCTTGAATATTCCCAAAATCATATATAGTAGTGATATTTTCGTCTTGATTTTGCACAATTCCTACATATTCCACACCGGCGTAGACGCAAAGCGACATAAAAGGGTACTTTTCAGTTAGTTGTTGTATTATGTTTATGCCCATAAATATTCAAGGAGATTTCTAATGTACGCGACCACTGCCTATTTATATCAACAAATTCAATCAGTTTTATTGATAGACACCAGTGGCGCTTATTTTGACGCGAGGTGGGATCCAGTGTACGCAAAAAACTTAACTTTAAATCTAGGAGTTGACAACGTCATACTCTTTCAGTTTCAGAACCAAGATCAGAAACCAACTAGCATAGTGGGTGCTACATTTACGTTCCGAATCATTAGTCAAAATGGCCAAGACCTGTTGTTTGCCAAAGAACTGGTGGCCTTAAATGCTGCGTCTGGTCGTGCCAAAGTGACCATTACCGCTGAAGAAACTCAGCACTTCCAAGAACAACCAGCCAGTTACAGTATTGAAATATCATCCGGCGTTTTAGACCAAGCGGTATTTACAGACGACCAAGCAGGTGCACGTGGCACAATCAATATTGTAAATTCAGTATTTCCAGCATTTACTGCCAGTCAAGTACTAACTGTACCTAGTCAAGCACCTGTGGGTAATGTGTACTATACCAGTACTGTGACCACAGATGGCGCACCGCTAACTACCTTTCAGTTGGACACAGTCAACATCACCGGCAATATCTCAGTACAAGGTGCAACTGCTGCCACAGCAAACACAGTAGAATGGTACAATGTTCCATTTGAGGACTTGAAGACTGGCAACGTGATCAACCAACTGAATCTGACCAGTAGCACAGAAAGATTGGGTATCAATGTAGAAGGATTCCATCCT